GATCGGGGAAGGGTGTGGGGGAAGGGAAGGCACTACCAAAGAGAGATGATCTAAAGGGATCGATCCTTAAATTGCCGGACATGTTTATTTATACAGTAGCGGAGTGAAAAACAGAAAATGCTGAACATTACGCCAAATTTAGCGCAGGGACGCGGATTGAACGCACTGCGTGCAAACTGGAAGACTCATGCCAGTTTCCTAATTTACAGCCCTGTAGGTTCAGGTAAAACAGGACTGGCGGCATTCATCACTGACGGCCTGATTTCCCGCAGCCTCCGCGTAATGTTTGTGGCTCCGTACACTGTGCTGTTAGACCAGACCGCCACGCGTTTTGTTGAATACGGCCTGCCAGCCGACGAGATCGGCTATGTGTGGCGAGATCATCCGGCGTATGACCCGACGCGTCTAATTCAGATAGCGTCCGCTGATACGCTGATTCGTCGTGAATTTCCCGACAATATCGACCTGTTGTTTATCGATGAAGCCCACCTGAAACGCAAAAAGATTCTGGAATTCATCAAACACCTGATCGCTAACACTAACGTAAAGGTTATCGGTCTGTCGGGCACGCCATTTCCAAAATGGATGGGTAATTATTACCAACGCCTGATTAAGCCGACGACGATGAAGGAACTGATCGAAATCGGCGCACTGAGCAAATACGAATTCTATGCCCCGTCAACGCCAGACCTGAGCAATGTGAAGACCGTAGGCAATAGCGATTACGGCTCTGACTACAACGAAACCCAACTGTCTCACGTCATGAGTGACGCCAAACTGACTGCCGACATCGTTCATAACTGGTTGGAGAACGGGCAAAACCGCCAAACCGTTTGCTTCTGCGTTAACGTTGCCCATGCCAATTTCGTAGCGATTGAATTTAATCGCTTGGGTGTGTCTGCTGAAATCATGACGGCAAAAACCCCGCACGATGAACGCCAGCTAACTATTCGCAGATTTGAGCAAGCCATCACGAAAGTCATCGTTAACGTTGGCGTGCTGGTTGCAGGGTTTGACAGTGACGTGCGCTGCATCATCTACGCCCGCCCGACAAAATCAGAGATTCGTTGGATTCAGTGTTTGGGGCGCGGCCTCCGTTCTGCTCCAGACAAAGACCACTGCCTGATATTCGATCACTCCGGCACCGTACACGAACTGGGTTATCCCGACGACATCGAATATGACGGTCTACTATCCAGTTCTGATGGAATGGAAGGTTCCCCAACGAACCCAATAAAACCTGACCAAATAGAACGTTTGCCGAAAGAATGCCCATCCTGCCATTTCGTGAAGCCTGCCGGAATTTATATCTGCCCTAAATGTGGATTTAAGCCACTGGCTGGTGAAGACGTGGAAACCGATCGCAGCCGTGGCCTGGCAAAAGTCAGCAAAACGAAAGAAAAGCACACCGCTGAAATGAAACAGGCGTGGTGGTCACAGATTCTGTTCTATCAGCGCATCCGCAGCACGCAGGGAAAACCCGTCTCAGACGGCTGGTGTTCTCACACATACCGCAAGAAGTTTGGTGTTTGGCCTAAAGGTCTACACCGTACCCCACAGGAAACCTCACCCGAGGTAATGAATTACATCAAATCACTACGCATTGCCTACGCAAAAGGCCAAGCCAAATCAGAAGGAAAAGCAGCATGAAAACGTCACAAGCGGCTATTGGCAAATGGCCTCAGATTTTTGAGTATTACGGATTACCGCCTGTTACGGGGAAAAACCATTTCAAGGGCGAATGTCCTATGTGTGGCAAGAAAGGGAAGTTGCGCATTGATAACCAAAATGACGCGGGAACGTGGGTATGCGTCTGCGGTTCTGGCGATGGTTGGTCATTGCTGATTAATTCTACGGGAAAGGATTTCGCTACATTGGCTCCCGAAGTCGATCGCCTGATTGGTAATGTTTACGTCCGTGATGAACAACAAGCCCCGGCCCCGAAAAGCGCACCGCAGGCACACCGGGAAAAAGTTATCCGAAAATTTCCCACACTTGCACATCTGCGGGGAACGCCAGCTGCTCAATATCTATTTAATCGCGGCATAACCAGCTTGCCGACTGACGCTATTCGCTACTGCGATAGCCAACGAGCTGTAGGAAAGATTTATCAGGCTATTTACTCACTGGCTACCGATGACAAAGGCAATCTTTGCTATCTCCATCGGACATTATTAGACAGTGACAAGAAAGCAGACATCGGCCAATCACAGAAACGCCTAATGAAACTGCAATCGGAAAGCTATCTTGAGCACGCCCGCTCCGTTGCAATCCGCATGTTTCCTGTCGCTACAACGCTGGGTATCTCGGAAGGCATCGAAAACGCGCTGTCATGCCATCAAATCACCGGTTGTAACACATGGTCGGTGATTAACTCCGGTTTCATGAAAAAGTTCCTCGCCCCGCGTGGTGTAACGCACTTGATTATTTTTGCGGATATGGACAACAACGCAACAGGCCACGCTGCGGCGTTCGCCTGCGCCCACGCAAATCTAATGGCGAAAAACGATCTCCAGCGTGTATCTGTGCGGTGGCCTAAAAGTGGGGATTTCAACGACCTACTGACAGAGGGTCGCGACGTCTACGAACAAACATTTTATCGCGGTGGTGTTCAATGATCAGAATGCTGCTGAATCCTGTAATCGTCCCTGAACTGGGGCAAGTCATTATTCGCCCAGGGCGTGACAAACTGGCAATGTTCCGTCAGCGAATAGTTGTGACTTCCGCTACTCATGACATGAAAGACAAGCCGTCTGGTGTACTGCAAACAGAACAGCCGCTGATTAACGAGAAATGGATGGACTTTCTGACACACGAGCGAGTTTTTGCTGCTGCGGGTGGAAAAAATGCGCTGGTGGCATGGCTGAAACAGGAAATTGGTTGTCAGTGGCACGGCGATTACCATCATGAAGAGACAACAATTCTAGAAAGTGAATCAAGTGCGATCCGTTTGTGCTGGCATCACGATAATGAACTGCGTGAAAGTCCTGATATGGTTCGAGTCCACGTAGCACAAAATATCGCAAACTATGTTGTCTATTCAGCACGCCATTGGTTTTTATTTCCCGAAGGCCATCAGCTGACAGAACCGGAAATAAGCTGGTGGTCTGTGCTGCACAACGTTTCAGATTTACTCCCGCGTGACGCAATCCGCGCAGCACTACGCATGCCGATTATCGCAGAGCAGCCAGGACCACAACGTGAATGTGACCTCGTTTGTGAGTCTGTAGTGCCTGCAAGAGGGATTATTGAAAACCGCGTCGGGCAGATTCAGCCCATCCTGAAACTCGTTATCGATTCAGAGCCTGCGGCTGGCTTCATGCTACGTCCAAAACTGAAACGCTGGGAACACGAAAAATACACTCGATGGGTAAAAACGCAAGCGTGCTGCGCGTGTGGCGAACGTTCAGACGACCCGCATCACATCATTGGTCACGGACAGGGTGGTATGGGAACAAAGGCACACGACCTGTTTGTTATCCCACTCTGCCGAATCTGTCATGACGCATTACACAGAGACATGAACGCATGGGAAGCAGAGCACGGCAGTCAGATAGAGCTGTTGTTCCGTTTTCTGGATTATGCGCTGGGCATCGGCGCGATAGTTATCGATCGGAAGAGGGCATAACGATGAACCAGCAATATTTGGAATACCTGCGCGGCTGTGTGAGTACAGCTCTAGCTGACATACACAGAACCAGCACAAGCGGGGCAGGTGTAGGGGCTATCAGAACGACAAAATACCCGCGCCAGCGTAAGCGAGTCGTTGCGCTAGACGACCGTAATGTTTGTGCCACAACAGACGCGATGCACTGCCCTGAAACCCGCAGCAGAAAAAGACCTGCTCCACCGATTGACCCCATCACATACGGAACGGCGTCATGGCGTAGAGCTGTTAATGAATTAGATTCACATCATACTGCATGGGTTCGTTACTGCTATGGCAACGACATGAACTATGAACATCAGAAAGCGATATGCCTGCACGTTTGGAACGAATACAGGCCGACTCTGACAGGGAAGAAAACAACGGAGAAGGTGCGCCGCCGTATTGAATCACTCGCATGGCTGGCCGTTCAGCGCTACGCAGCAACATGCGGCTGCGTATTAGTTTCTCGCGAGTATAACGATAGTGAATTAGCGAAATTGTCAGGCGTTAGCCGTTCTACATGGTCAGAAAATTACAAGCATCACTGGGACGGTTTAACGGAGATGGTTTCCGAGCTGGACAGCGAATCACTTAACACAATTATTAAAAAGAGAAATGAATCACGTTTAAAACAAATGGACACACAATCATTGCAAAACCGAACAAATTAAGCTATATTTTCATCATATTTGATACATTGCCAAAAATGCGAAAGCCCACCATTGAGTGGGCTTTTTTTGTGTCAGAACTCCATTGACAACGGCCCTATTAATCTTATATTGTTAATTATAAGTTATATGTGCAGTATCACTAAGGGGTAAGAAATGTCAGTTATTGACGGCAACAATGGCGATGGCTCTAACGGGGCCAGCCCGCAACAAATTGTGCAGCGAGTTGAATATACCCGCACTGATGTTGCTACAACTAGAAGGGCTTTATCTGACTTGGAGTTACAACGTTCACGCCTTGGAGAGCAGGTTCAAAGGCGAATGGCAACAGCTAGTACTGCTAATCTTGAGGAGTTTCAGGCTGCTTGGAATGACAGGAGTTCTTTAAACGATGTCAATGATCAGATAAGCAGTATAAGGCAAACGCTGGAATCTATGATGCCATCAGAAAGTTCAGCAAGATTATCACAGGATGAGCGTACACAAATCACTGGCTTGTATGCATCAGGATTATACACTCAATCCCAGCTTGCCCAGCAATATGGGGTTTCTCAACCAACGATTGGTGATATCGTGCGGCGCCCCCCACCATCTGATACATCATCGGATGATCAGCAGTCTTAATCACCGATAATTTTATAAAACAAAAGGCTCGCTTCGGCAGGCCTTTTGTTTTTCTGTAAATCACACACAGCGGCGTGTCTTGCAGGACAAGAAAGAAATAATCCAGTTTAGTAAGACGCTCTAATCCCTTTATGTACATTAAACGTGTCCTATCGACGCCTATACTGTACATACATCAAAGAGGGATACATCGCATGAAAATGAATTTCATCAAACTGCTTCCAGCACTACTATTGGGCGCTTGCTCAACGTACCAACCGCAAGAGAAAACCGAACAACCTCAGCAGCAAGCTGAAATTGCCGCTCCCGCTCCCGCTCGTCAGGCTGCTGTTGCAGCAGTCGCTGCCGTGTCGAAAGATAACTGCGGTGTGGGCTGCCCAGTCGGCGGGAGTTCGCAGACGCTGGTTCGTGATGCATATACGCTGAACAATAACAGTGCGACAAAATTCGCGAATTGGGTCGCGTATAAAATGACGTCAGCAACTCAAGCAAGTGGCCGTTCGCGCACATGGCGTCAAGACCCTGATTTGCCCGCTGCTGATACGTTGGCACCAGCCGCATACACTGGCGCGAATGCGGCCCTTGCTGTTGACCGAGGTCACCAAGCTCCGCTTGCCGGACTTGCAGCTGCATCAGACTGGCAATCCCTTAATTATTTATCGAACATCACGCCGCAGAAGGCAGACTTAAATCAGGGCGCCTGGGTGCGCTTAGAGGACAAGGAACGGACTCTGTCGAATGGTAAAACTGTCTACACAGTGACTGGCCCACTGTTCGAGCGCAATATTGCTACATTACCGAATGCGGCCGGAGTCCAGATTCCGAGTGGTTATTGGAAGATTCTATTCACTGGTTCAAGTCCGGCAGATGGCAAATTTGCTGCCTTCGTCATGGATCAGAGCACACCTCGCAACGCGAATTTCTGTAATTTCCAAGTGACAGTCAGTGAAATCGAACAGAAGACAGGCCTGACAATCTGGTCAGCATTGCCAGCTAACGTAGCCAACACAATCAAGTCACAAAAGGGCGCTCTTGCGAGTGACCTCGGCTGTCCCTGATACAACTCAGCAGTAACTAATCAATAAATCACATAGCCCGCTGCAAGCCAGTGGCGGGCTTTCTTTACCCTTAAATCACACAGCCCCGCGAGACGGAGGTGGAGACTATGAAAATGCCAGACAAAAACCCCGACATGTGGGCGCAAATTATTGCGTGGTTTACACAGAAAGAAGTCGGTTACTCAGTTGCAGCGGCGGTGATGGCGCTTTTGCGTGCCGCATACGTTGGCCGTGATAGCTGGTCACGACGATTGCTCGATGCTGCAATGTGTTCGCTGGTGGCTTATTACATCAATGACGGGTTATCAGCGTTAGGCTGGGATTCAAGCTTTGCTTCGATGGGTAGTGTGTTCATCGGATTTCTTGGCATTGATTACATCAGCTCTATTCTTCGCCGTGTTGTTGGCAGCAAGACTGGTGACACTAACTCGCAGGTATAAGTATGAATCAATCACAATTTCAAATGGCGGCTAATGTCAGCGCCGAGTTGGCTGCACGTTGGTATCCGGTTATTAAAGACACATTCGATGTATACGGCATCACTCATCCAGTGGCACAGGCGATGTTTATTGCTCAAGTGGGTCATGAGTCAGCCGGATTTTCTCACATCGTTGAGTCGTTCAACTACAGCCAGAATGGCTTGAAAGCGACATTCGGCCATCGGCTGAGCGCTGATCAAATTTCAATGCTGGGGCGTCAGCCTGGTGAAAAATCTGTTCCTCTGAACCGACAGGCGGCAATAGCTAATCTGGTTTATGGCGGGAGAATGGGGAACAAGGCTGCGGGTGACGGCTGGAACTTCCGTGGGCGCGGGTTGATTCAAGTCACAGGTGCGACGAACTACATGCATTGTGGTGCGGTATTGGGCTTGGACTTGACTGCTAAACCTGAGCTATTAGAGCAGGACATTTATGCAATGCGTTCTGCCGCGTGGTTCTGGAATTCACGCAAATGCGGCGCAGTAGCTGATGACGTTGTTGCTGTAACCCGATTGATAAACGGCGGGAGTAACGGGTTGGCCGATCGGCGTGAGCGCTTCGAACGTGCTCGACAGGCTCTGGTATGAATATCATCCCTAACTGGAAATTAGCCACTGGTACGCTGGTGGCTGGCATTGCGATTGGCTGGTACGTTCAGGGGTTGCGGTGGGATGCAGATGCTGCGGAGTTAGGTCGTCAGCAGTCTGACAACATCAGCGCAGGGCAGCAGACAATCATTGCGCGTCAGTCATTTGAGTTTCAGCGCTACAACGAGATAGCACGCACCGCGAATCAGTACGCTATCAACATCAAAGGGCAGTCAGATGAAAAACAGATTGTTTACAGGACAATTATTAAACGTGACCCAGTTAGTGGTAAGTGCGTTCCTGATGATGTTGCTGAGCGGCTGCTCGACTACACGCACCGTTTACGTGCCAGCGCAATGCACACAGTTGCCAGCGGAACTAACACAGCCGGTACTGGTGCCTCTTCCTCCAGTTGCAGACTGACGTACGCACAGGCGGTTTACTGGATTGATCCGTTACTAACTGTGATTGACCAGGCTAATAGCCAACTGGTAGGGATCAGGGAAATCGAAGAATCACGTAACCCCTGATGCGGCAATAAGTTCGTGAGCAGTACCTGAAATAGTAGGTGATTCAGATTAATCTTAAGTTTAATATTTACAAAAAAAAGGGAGATTAAAATGGATCAAGTGATTGTACGTACTAAAGCAGAACTAGAACGCGCGCAGAGCAGTAAAGCTGAAATCATTCGTATTGAAGGCGATCTCGCTAACAAAGTTCGTAAAGGGAAGACGGTTGCAAAGGCTAGCGGTGTAGCACTGACTGCGATTGCTGCTGCGTTAGCTGCAACACCTTTCACTGGTGGTTTGTCTATGTTAGGGGCTGCTTCTGTAGCTGCTGTCACAGGTTTTGAGATTGCAGCGATAATTGCTGCCGCATCCATTGGTATAGCGCTCATAGTTGCAGTTTTTAAAGACTACGAAGAAATCGAAGCTGGGAACGGCAAGCTGATTTTGAGGCGCAGAAGTAAGAATTGATGCGTTTGCAAATGCTAGGCATTACAGCAGGCATTCACTGAGTGCCTGTGATAATGCTAAAAAGTGAAAACTTGATTAGAATGGAAACTCCACACACACAGCAATGGAGGTTTTATGTCTGATAACAATTACGATGATGAAGATATTGATGCTACTTGTGCTGATGAAGCCGATGAAGCTGATGATATTCATGATCTTTATGGTTTTGAAGACCCAGAAGATAATGAAGAGGCTGCTTACGATGATGTGTTAAAAATCATTGAAAGAGGTGATTAATAGCATCATATAGCATAGACAGTCGTAAAGTATTTTTATTGCAATGACTCTATTCATAGCCCTGGCATATGCCGGGGCTTTTTGTTTCCGCAATCATTAGAGGTTTAGATGAAAAAGCCACAGATCGTGATGCTGTACACAGGCAAGCACTTCAAAGGCTTTGGTCTTGCTGTTGATGGTGAGGTTATTGCTCAACAGATTGATGCTCGCATTGAACAAGAGCCAGCATGTCACGGCATAGCTAAGTTGCATGTCACATTTAATATCAACAGGGAGCAGATGGAGAACCCGTTGCATGTTGATGTTTCCACACTGAGAAAAGATACGGTTAAGGCAGGGTGATGCCAGCACGAATCCCTCGCGCATGTCGCAAGCACGGCTGCGCTGCAACAACAACAGACCACTCCGGCTACTGTGAGCGACACCGTAATGAAGGATGGCAGCAACATCAACAGGGTAAGAGCAGGCATGAGCGTGGCTATGGTCGCCCGTGGGATATCATTCGCGCCCGCATCCTGAAACGCGATAATCACTTGTGTCAGGAATGCCAGCGCAATGATCGTGCAGTAGAAGCCAAGACGGTTGACCACATCAAACCCAAAGCGCATGGGGGAACCGATGATGATTCGAACCTTGAAAGCCTTTGCTGGCCCTGTCATCGCACTAAAACAGGGCGCGAACGATTTAAATGATAATTATTATCAATACCATTCAAATGAGAATGAATATCAACACCATCAGGGGGAGGGGGAGGTCAAATCCCTGACCTCAGCCGCCCCCAGTACCGCCGCCTAGGTCAGATTTTTACGCGCCTGAAATAAGGAATTTTTTTTCGACAATTTTTAACATTTGGAGCCTCTCATGGGAACCTCGATTCGGGCGTCTGGTGGGGGGAGAAAACAGAAGGTCGGGACCAAAAATAAAAGTAGTCTGACCCGAATTGCACCTCCCCCAGAACTGATGAGCGATACAGCAATTCGGATGTGGAAGACTCAGAGCAAAATCCTGATCGAGCGAGGCACGTTTGAGCTGGAAGATGCTCCGTTATTGCTGGCGTACTGCAATTCCTTTCATTTAATGATTACAGCGGAAAAGGTCATTACTAAGCAGGCCGAGATTGATTTGGAAAATATGGGGCTCGCTGATCTTGGCGGAACGGGTGGATTAAAGAAACACCCCGCAGTAGCTGTTCGTAATGATTGTGTTTCACAACTTGCCCGCCTGGGTTCTTTGCTCGGCCTTGACCCACTCAGCCGTATCAGAATGATTGGCGGCACGGAAGGCGATGAAGAAGAGAATGAATTCGATGAGTTTTAACTATGGCCTCATACCCGAACGTGAATGCCGCCCAGCAATACGCTCGGGAGGTGATTAGCGGAAAAATACCAGCCTGTAAATATGTGATTGCAGCATGCCAACGACATTTTAATGATATTGAAAAAGCAAAAAATAAAAACTGGCCGTACCGCTTTGACAGAGATAAGGCTGAACGGGCATGCCGATTTATCCAGTGTTTACCGCACACAAGCGGTAAGTGGGCAAAGCAAAAATTAAAGATCACTCTTGAGCCGTGGCAGCAGTTTATTTTCTGCATGGTGTTCGGTTGGGTTAAGAAAAAAAACAAGATGCGCCGTTTTCGCGAGGCGTATACAGAAGTTCCCCGTAAAAACGGTAAATCTCTATTTGCTGCTGGCGTCGGTACGTTTATGTTTTGCGCCGATGATGAATACGGTGCTGAAGTGTATTGCGGAGCAACTACTGAGCGGCAGGCGTGGAAAGTTTTCCGCCCTGCGCTACTGATGGCTCAAAAGCTCCCTAATCTGCGTAAACGGTTTCAGATAAAACCGTGGGCAAAAAAAATGACACGCCCAGACGGTTCAGTGTTTGAACCGATTATCGGCGACCCTGGCGATGGTGATTCGCCATCGTGCGCATTGATTGATGAATATCATGAGCATGCGACAGACACTCAGTACACGACAATGACCACGGGTATGGGTGCAAGAATGCAGCCGCTGGCATGGATAATTACAACTGCCGGTTTTTCTCTCGAATGCCCATGTTATGAAAAGCGTCGTCAGGTGGCTGAGATGCTGGATGATGTTATTCCGAACGAGGAACTGTTTGGTATCATCTATACCCTTGATGATGGGGATGACTGGACCAAGCCGGAGGCATTAGCCAAGGCAAATCCCAATATGGGGGTATCGGTCGAGGAAGATTATTTACTGGCACAGCAGCGGCTGGCAATCGATGTTCCATCCCAAACCAATAAGATAAAAACCAAGCACTTTAATCTGTGGGTTTCAGCGAAATCGGCATATTTCAATCTCGAAAAGTGGAAAGCATGTGCTGATACGTCATTAAAGATAGGTGATTTTTACGGTGAGGAAAGTCATTTAGGCATCGATCTGGCATCCAAGCTGGATTTGAACTGTGTTTGCCCTGTTTTTACCCGTGTGATAGAGGGCCGTACGCATTATTTTTGTGTTGGTGCGCAGTTTTGGGTTCCTGAAGATACCGTTTTTTCTCCTGATCCGAAGCTGAAACGTACCTCCGATCGCTATCAAAAGTTCGTGAATATGGGAAAACTCATATCCACAGATGGCGCGGAGGTTGATAACAGGCAAATATTTGAACACATCGTCTCAATGAATGAGGCGGTTAAGGTCATGAGTACCCCGATCGACCCACACGGTGCAACCAGTCTTTCTCATTCTCTGGCTGATGAGGGACTCAGTCCTATCACTATCATTCAGAATTACACCAATATGAGCTCACCAATGAAAGAACTGGAAGCGGCTATCGCATCTGGTCGATTTCATCATGACGGAAACCCCGTAATGACATGGTGTATCAGCAACGTTGTAGGGAAGACCATTCCTGGCAGTGATGATGTTGTTCGCCCAACGAAAGAAGGGGATGAAAATAAAATCGACGGCGCAGTCGCGCTCATAATGGCAATCGGTCGGGCAATGTTGAATGAGCCTAAAGATTTCCTCTCCACTCTCGATCCTGACGAAGACCTGTTGATGCTATGAAATCACTGATTACTGATGTTATCGGGCTAGCCGGATTCGGTTCGCTCGCCGCTGGCGTATACCTGCAATTTGGGTTGTCCGCAGCGTTGATACTATCCGGCTCTATGCTATTGATTTTTGCGCTGGTGGCGGCAAGGGGGAAAAATGCTACTTAATGCTCTTTTCCGTAATGAACCACTGGAGAATCCCGCCACTCCGCTCACTGGCGATTCCGCAGAAACTGACAATATTTTCGGACGTGACGTTTACGTCAGTCCTGAAACAGCCATGAAGCTGGCGGCGGTTTATGCCTGTATCTACGTTATTTCCTCAAACATTGCGCAGATGCCACTGCATGTGATGCGCAAGTCAGATAACAAGGTGGAACCAGCACGCGATCACCCCGTCTTTTACCTGGTGCACGATGAACCAAACACATGGCAGACCAGCTATAAATGGCGTGAGTTAAAACAGCGTCACATTCTCGGCTGGGGGAATGGCTACACATGGGTTAAGCGCGGTCGGCGTGGTGAGGTTACGGCTCTTGAATCCTGTATGCCGTGGGAAACAACGTTACTCAATACAGGAGGGCGCTACACCTACGGGGTTTACAACGAAGAGGGGGCATTTGCCATTAGTCCTGATGACATGGTTCATGTTCGGGCGCTGGGAAATAACCAGAAAATGGGACTTAGCCCGATCATGCAGCACGCTGAAACCATTGGCATGGGGATGAGCGGACAAAAATACACCAGTTCATTTTTTAACGGCAACGCTCGTCCTGCGGGAATAATTTCCGTAAAGAATGACCTGAATGCGGAAAGTTGGGGGCGCCTCAAGACGATGTGGCAAAAAGCCGTTGCCGCCCTGCGTAGCGAGGAGAACAAAACAATGCTTCTTCCGGCGCAATTGGATTACAAAGCGCTGACTGTTTCACCCGTCGACGCCCAAATCATTGATATGTCGAAGTTGAACCGGTCGATGATTGCCGGAATATTCAATGTTCCCGCTCATATGATTAATGATCTGGAAAAAGCCACGTTCTCAAACATTACGCAGCAGGCTATTCAGTTTGTGCGCTACACGATGATGCCGTGGGTGACAAATTGGGAGCAGGAGTTAAATCGCCGCCTGTTCACCCGAGCAGAACGCGCCGCCGGATATTACGTCCGTTTCAATCTGACCGGTCTTCTTCGCGGCACCCCACAGGAGCGTGCCCAGTTCTATCACTTTGCTATCACTGATGGCTGGATGAGCCGTAACGAGGCTCGCGCGTTTGAAGATATGAATCCGGTAGCCGGGCTGGATGAAATGCTGGTCAGCGTTAATGCGGCCAATCCTGCTAACAATTTCAACGACACAACAAAAGAGGAGCAACCCAATGAATGAGCGTGAGTTGCGTTGCTACAGCGGAGAGGTTCGCGCAGAACAAATGGGAGATGGGCCGTCGCATATTGTCGGTTATGGCTCGGTTTTTAACTCCCGATCTGAACCGTTATTTGGATTCAGGGAAATCATCAAACCGGGCGCGTTTGATGAGGTGCTGGGTGACGATGTGCGGGCGTTGTTTAACCATGATGCCAATTTCATCCTCGGACGCTCGGCGGCGGGAACATTGGTCATCGGTGTTGATGATAAGGGGTTGCGTTACGACATTACAGCGCCGGAAACACAGACTATTCGTGATCTGGTTCTGGCTCCGATGACGCGAGGCGATATCAGCCAGTCATCCTTTGCTTTCCGTGTCGCCCGTGATGGAGAGCATTGGTATGAGGATGAAGAGGGGATCGTTATTCGTGAAATTAACAAGGTTTCCCGACTATTCGACGTCAGCCCGGTGACGTATCCGGCGTATCAGGAGGCAGATTCCGCGCTGCGTTCTATGGCGGCATGGCAGGAGGCGCGTGATAGCGGCGCACTACAGAAAGCTATCAATGAAAAAATGGCGCGTGAGCGTCTCCTTAATTTGATAAATGCGTGAGGAAAGACATGAAATATCATGAACTGAAGCAAAAACGTAATACGATCGCGACGGATATGCGCGCTCTGCATGACAAAATCGGCGATAACACGTGGACAGATGAGCAGCGTACCGAGTGGAATAAGGCGAAATCTGAACTGGACGGACTGGATGCGCAGATTTCCCGTGAAGACGAATTGCGTCGACAAGATCAGTCGTATGTTGATGACAATGAGCGTGAGCAACGTCAACAGCAGCAGAACAACAGCGATCCGGCTGCGCAAGCCCAAGAAAAACGCGTAGCCGCGTTCGATCGCTTCCTGCGTAATGGCTTTGCTGAATTAACCAGCGAAGAACGCCAGGCGCTGAAAGAATTACGCGCTCAGGGGACTACGCCAGATTCAAAAGGCGGCTACACGGTTCCTACGCAGATGCTGAACAGAGTTGTCGACTCAATGAAGGCTTACGGCGGTATTGCCAGCGTGGCACAGATTCTCAACACATCCAATGGTCAGGATATTACCTGGTCAACCTCTGACGGTACGTCTGAAGAAGGTGAGCTGCTGGGTGAGAACGCCGAGGCATCGGAAGAAGATGTGAGTTTTGGTACAGCGATTCTGGGCGCAAAAAAGCTGTCATCGAAAATTATCCGTGTCTCTAATGAATTACTGCAAGATAGCGGCGTAGATATTGAAGCCTATCTGGCAGGGCGCATCGGCCAACGGATCGGGCGCGGTGAGGCTAAATATCTCGTGCAAGGCACTGGGGCTGGTACACCGGTACAACCGAAAGGCCTTGTAGCGTCAGTAACTGGAACGGTAAATACAGCAGCAGCCGCTGCATTTACATGGCAGGAAATGAATAAGCTGAAACATGCGATTGACCCTGCTTATCGCGGTGGGCCGAAGTACCGCTGGGCCTTCAATGACTCTACTCTTCAGGTTATTGAGGAAATGGTCGATAATCAGAAGCGCCCCCTATGGTTACCAGATGTTGTTGGTGGCTCACCTGCTACGATCCTTAACGTTCCATACGTTATTGATCAAGCAATTGATAACGTTGCGGCAGGTAAAAAATTCGCCTTCCTGGGCGATTTTAACCGCTTCATTGTCCGCCGAATCACGTACATGACGCTGAAACGACTTGTAGAGCGTTACGCTGAATTTGACCAGACGGGCTTCCTTGCGTTCCATCGTTTTGATTGCGTGCTGGAAGATGTTGCGGCTATCAAGGCGCTGGTGGGTAAACCCGCGTAACGCGTAACCATTATCCGGACAACGTTTACACCGCTTAGGCGGTTTTTTTATGCCTGCAATCTGGAGACGGGTTGCAGGCGGAGTGCTCTCTATGGTTCCAACAATTGAGGAGTTGCGGATTCAGTGCCGGATAGACAGCGACGACGCCACCGACGATCAGGTGTTGGAGCTGTATTGTTTGGCCGCAAAGCGACGGGCGGAAAACTACATCAACCGAACGTTGCATGATGATTCAGTGCCGGAGAATGACAGCGAAGGGCTGGTTATCTCACCAGATATCAAACTTGCATTAATGCTGGCGGTTGGATTCTGGTATGAAAACCGTGAGGCACAGAGCGTACCTGCCGGATTTTTTTCAATTCTGGAACCTTACAGGTTTATTCCGTTATGAACATCGGAAAAATGCGTCACCGCGTCACTATCCAGAATTTCACTACAACCCGAGATGCTGGTGGTCAGCCGATCGAGACGTGGAGTGACGACGCGACAGTGTGGGCTGAGGTTTCCCCAGTCAGCGGTCGTGAACTGGTTGCCTCTGGCGCAGCCTCAGCGGAGGCAACAATTCGCGTGTGGATGCGGTTTCGCCGTGATGTATCTGCCGCGTCACGCCTGCATTGTCTCAATGGCCCCTTCAAGGGGCTGGTATTGGACATCATCGGTCCACCGATTCCAGACGGTAAATGTACTCGTTTGGAAATACTGTGCAAGCAGGGGGTGAAACGTGATTGATTTTGGCCTCGACTTTTCCGGTCTGAATGATATTGCCAAAGATTTGGAGAAACTGAGCAAGGCGGAGAATAACAAGGTACTGCGTGATGCTACTCGCGCTGGTGCTGAGGTGTTGAAAGAAGAGGTTATCGCTAATGCACCCGTTCGCACCGGAAAAATGCGTAAAAACGTTGTTGTAGTGACGCAGAAATCAAAACGACGTGGCGAGATTTCGTCTGGTGTACACATTCGCGGCGTTAACCCGAAAACGGGCAACAGCGACAATAAAATGAAGGCCAGCAACCCGCGTAATGCGTTTTACTGGCGTTTTGTCGAAATGGGAACCGTAAACATGCCCGCTCACCCGTTTGTGCGTCCTGCGTTTGACACAGCACAAGAGATAGCTGCGCAGGCTGCTATCAGTCGCATGAGTACCGCTATCGATGAGGCGCTGAGTCGATGACCGAAACCGATATTTACCCATTAATTTCCGGTCTGGCTGGCGGTAACGTTTATCCCTACATCATTCCACTGAATAGCGAGGGTGAGCCAGCAATTTCCCCTCCGTGGGTTGTGTTTTCCTTCGTGTCTCAGCCGTCTGCTGATGTGCTGTGCGGTCCTGCTGAAACAACATCATCGGTTCAGTTTGATGTGTACGCGAAAACCATCGCTCAGTCGCGTGAAATTAGCAACGAGGTCATAGCGTCATTATCGCCACTGGCTCCGAGCAACCAGATGCTGACGCATGGATACGACTCTGGCACGGGACTATATCGCTCAACAGCAGAACTCCAGTTCATCGACTAACCCCCACATAATCATTATCCTGACCCGCTGCGGCGGGTTTTTTATTTGGAGAAATCCCCATGTCTGCACTTTATGAAAAGTCACAGAAAACGGTAATTGAAATCACAACCGCGCCGACGACGCCGGAGGGTATCGCGTCAGCAACATTCCTCAATCTGAGTTGCACAATAAAAGAAATCCAGTTCACTGGCGGACAGAAAAACGATATCGATGTAACGACGCTCTGCTCGGACGAGATGGAAAACATTAACGGCCTGCCAGCGCAGTCTGAAATTTCATTGTCTGGTAACTTTTATCGTAATGCTGCACAAGACGCGTTGCGCGATGCATACGATAACGACACACGCTATGGGTTTCGTGTGACATTCCCATCAGGTAACGGCTTTCAATTTATAGCCGAAATTCGGCAACACACGTGGTCATCTGGCACTAACGGCGTTGTTGCCGCCACGTTCTCTCTGCGACTCAAAGGTAAGCCGACGCAGATTGACGCCCCTGTAGCGCTGGCGCTTACAACCGATCTCTCATCAACACAAACAGTTGCGGCTGGCTCGGCGCTAACGCTGACGGTTGCAGCGACTGGCGGGGTTACTCCGTACACGTATAAATGGCTGAAAGGCGGCGCGGCAATTAGTGGACAAACAGCGGCGACGTTCAACAAAGCCAGCGCGGTTTCTGGTGATGCAGGCGCGTATACATGCGAAGTCACCGATTCTGCGGCGACGCCAGCAACGATCACTTCGTCATCTTGCACCGTCACCATCAGTTAATCTGGAGCATAAAAGCATGGCAAAGAAAAGCATCAAGGCGTTAGCGCTGGCTGCGGGTTCGGGTTTTCTCACGAAAGCGATCGAGGTGCCAGAGTGGGAGGGGGTAAAGGTCATTCTGCGCGAGCCCAGTGCTGAAGCATGGCTACGCTGGCAGGATGCCATAAAAACCGACGATGACAGTGAATCGGTGTCAGTGTCAGAACGCGCACGGCGTAATCTTCACGCTGACGCAACACTGTTTGTCGATATTCTGCGTGATGAAGACGGCGAACCGGTATTCAGTGTTGATGATATCGAAGACGTAGAAAAGATTTACGGCCCTGTACATAGTCGGTTGTTACGGCAAGCACTGGATATCATCAACGATACCGAGATCGCTAAAAAAAAGTAGCGCAGGTGGGCATGCAGTTTCTGATGGCGCTGGCGCTCCGCTTGGGGCGCACGCTGTCAGAACTGCGGCAAGAGATGACGGCTAGTGAACTGCGGATGTGGATTGAGTACGACAAAATTTCCCCGATAGGCGACACGCGGAGCGATATTCATGCCGCGCAGATAGTTAGCGCTGTGTATGGTGCTCAGGGCGTTAAAGTGCCTCTTACTGACGCGATGCTTGATTGGTCAGGGAAGGAAGAAGAGGTCGATCCGTTCGGTAATCTGGAAGCTTTTCTTTCTGTGGCTGCGAGTTAAGTAGATCCTTGTGTCAACAGGCGATAGGATGTTACCACTTGTTACTGATAGGAGAGGTGATGAAAAAAATAGCATTATTGCTACTTCCTACTCTAATTTTGTCTGGATGCAAGCCGAGCGAAAGTGAAATCATTGATTTTGGCATGAACGAAGTTAGGTCCTCTATTAAAGATCCTAGCCGTGTCGTTTTTGATGCTTTTTACATAGGCTCTGATGAAAAATCAGGGCATGTATGTGGAAAAATTGGCGGAAAAGGTTTTGCTGACGAATATAAATATTTTTATGTTCATATTGAGATGGAAAAAGATAATTCTTTGAAGGGTGACTCCGTGTTTTTTGTTAAAGACAAAAAAACAAAAGAGAATTATGAAATTATTTGCATTAGATAAATTAAAATTAGTTCGCTATAACCCTCTTCGGAGGGTTTTTTATTATCTGGAGAAAATGAAATGGCAACGCTGCGCGAATTGATTATTAAGATTTCCGCTAACTCACAGTCATTTCAGTCAGAGATTTCCCGCGCTTCACGCATGGGTAGTGATTATTACAAAACCATGCAAAATGGGGGGCGTCAGGCCACAGCAGCGGCACGCGAGAGTCAACGTGCATTTGCTGAATTGAATAACCAGTTTGTCAGCATCAAATCGGCGGCGGCGGGAATTGTGGGTGCAATGTCTGTGACCTTATTAATCACAATGGCTGATAATTGGGGACAGCTCACGTCACGTATGAAGATGGCGACTGAATCAGGCGATGAGTTAGCGATGGTTCAGCGTCGTTTGATGGAGATCAGCGACCGAACCTACAAACCGATTGAAGAACAGGCTGAGCTATTTATTCGCAGCTCTAACGCGATGAAAGAACTGGGCTACTCAACCGCAGGCACCATCGACTTTATAGATTCTATTTCCAGCGCATTAACGATCAATGCCGCCAGTGCTGATAAAGGACAGTCGGCCATTAACGCTCTGTCTAAATCAATGGTTCAGGGCAGGGTTTCCGGCGACGAGTGGAATACGGTGATGGAAGTTATGCCTACCGTTGTTGGTGACATAGCCCGAGCCATGGGAACCACTGAGACCGCCGTTAAAAGGCTGGCAGCAGACGGCAAGCTATCAATGCAACAGTTTGCTGATGCTGTTATTACCGCTCAGCAGAAAAATGCAGAATTGGCGGAGAATATGCCAACAACGGTTGGCGATTCGATCACCAAGCTGTCAAACCACATGAAAAAATATGCTGGCGAGACGAATAGCGCATATGGAACAACACAAGCCCTGTCTGGCGGTATCAGTACGTTAGCCGATAACATTGATACCGTAGCTACGGCAGGGGCGGCGCTAGTAGGCATTGGGTTTGCTCGGTATTTTGGGAGTATGACGTCAGGCGCATACAGTGCCACGGCTGGGTTAATTTCAGCGGCAAAAAGTGAGGTAGCATTAGCTGATGCGCAGTTAAGAGGCACTCAAATTGCTGTAGCTCGCGCTCGTTCTGCTGTTTATCGCGCTCAGCAGGCGTTAGCCGCAGCACAGGGTACGGACAGGCAGGCCGCAGCCGAAAAACGATTAGCCGCAACTCAAGCCGCTGTAACAAGAAATATTGCAGCGAGAACGGCGGCACAAACAGCGTTAAATAACGTTACCGCTGTTGGTTCTCGGTTAATGTCCGGTGCATTAGGATTGGTGGGCGGTGTTCCCGGATTGCTGATGTTAGTGGCTGGCGGTTGGTACTACGCGTATCAGCAGCAAGAGCAGGCTCGCCGATCTGCTAGGGAATATGCCAGTACTATTGATGAAATTCGTCAGAAGTCAGGAGCAATGTCGTTAACTGATGCGGCGGACAACTATGACAAAACAAAAAAATCTCTTGCGGAGCAGAACCGGCTAATAGAAGAGCAGAAAAACAAAATTAGTGACATTAAGCACGAAATTAGCAGTTATCAGAACATGATGTCTAATTTCAGTTTCATTATGAGCTCCTCTAGGGAAGATGAGATAAGGAGATCATTATCTGATGCTAATGCGAGACTGGCTGTCGAACAATCACGATTAAATTCGTTACAGACCGAAGCTCAAGGGATTCAGGATGTCTTAGCTGGACTGGAGCATCGACGCGTTGCATTAATTCGTCAACAGGCCGCAGAACAGAATGCCGCTTATCAATCTCTTCTGAGAATGAATGGGCAGCACACTGAATTTAACCGCCTGCTATCTATGGGAAATGATCTATTATCCGCTCGTCAGGGTAACACGTCATTCCCGTTTCGAGTTCCTGATGCAGCACTGACTGATAAGCAAAAGGATGCATTAGAGAAAAGCCGTCAAGATTTGGAACTTTCAAAGTTAAAAGGGGAAGCCAAAGAACTGGCGCGTCTTCGATATTCTGCCGATGAATTAGGTTTAACAGACAGCCCTGCCAATCAAAAATCCCGACAGGATTATATTAATAATAATCTTGCAAAATGGAGAAATGATGAGGAAAACAAACCAACAAAGAAAGGCCCCAAAACTGATGAAGAAAAAGCGATAGATACTTACGATCGCTTAATCAAGCAGCAGCGCGAACAATTGGCGCTCGGTAGCCAAAATACCGAATTGGCGAAAATAAAATATCAAACCACTCAGGGTGAATTATCTACCCTAACAAGTATTCAAAAACAGGAGTTGGCAAGAAATGCCGCTCTGATTGACCAGGCTGAAATACGGAAAAAAGCGGCTGAATACGAAAACGGGCTGATAGATTCTAATGCAAACGCAAAAGCGGCGAATGACGCTAACCTGACAGGATTCGGCGAGGGTTCCCGCGTTCGTGAGCGTATGAATGAAATGCTCAGCATTCGTCGTGATTTTATTCATAAGGATGACGAACTCAGGCGGCAGCACCAAGCCGGTGAAATCGATGATGAGTTTTTCAACAGAGCGATTGCGCTGAATAAACGTTATCTCGATAAGCGCCTCAGTGACCAGCAAATGTATTACACATCACTTGATGATCAGCGTAATAACTGGATGGGCGGTATGCGAGATGGTTTTGCCGATTGGGCTGATGAAGCGACGGATTATGCTACTCAGGCATCGCAGGGTATGCAGACAGCGATGAGCAGCGCTGTAGGCTCCATCACTGAAATGCTGAACGGTAATATGAGTCGTTGGAAAGATTGGCGCGTTGGTGTCCTGAAAATCATCCAGAACGTGTTAGTTAATATGGCGGTAGCGAATGCTGCCAACGGTGCGAGCAGTATAATTGGCACTGTGTTTGGTATCGGAGCATCTGCTATGGCGGGCGGTGCCGGAGCGGCATCAGCCAACAATGCATTCTCTACGGGGGCATATAGCAACTTGACTTTCAATGCGCTGGGCGGTGTCTATGACTCCCCATCGCTCAGCACCTACAGCGGCGGCGTTTACAGCACGCCGCAATTATTTGCATTCGCCAAAGGCGCGGGGGTATTTGGGGAGGCGGGGCCAGAAGCAATCATGCCGCTTACCCGTGCTGCAAATGGTTCTCTAGGTGTTCGGGCGATAATGCCTGACGTTCAAGCTACAAATAGCGGAGGAAATGTTTACGTGACCATTAATGAAAGTGGTTCGGCTTCCGTTTCGGGGAATGGTGACCAGAATTTCGCCCGTGAGTTTACGCAGATAATTCAGCGTGAATACCGAAAATTGCGCGATAAAGACCTGTCTCAGGGGGGAACGATAAATCGGGCAATAGCGGGGCGGCGATGATGGAAACCTTTACTTTCTGCCCTCGCGTTAATCCAGAGGGGGCATTTACCCAGCGAACACGCTCGATACAGTTCGGTGATGGCTATACCCAACGGTCGGGCGACGGCATTAATGGCGAGTCACAGAGTTGGCCATTAACGTTTGTGGGCGACAACAACCATGTTCAGCCAATCGTTTCTTTCCTGCGCAGGCACAAGGGGTATACCGCGTTTCAATGGGTAAGTCCGCTATCAGAGTTGGGACTATATTGCTGCCCTGATGGTTTTAACGTTACTGCAATGGGTAAAAATACTCGAGGCGATCAGGTTTTCCAACTCACTGCAACGTTTATCACCGCATACCATCCGTAATCAGGACTAACCATGTCATTAAACACCGACTCCCAGAAACTGGAGCCGGGCGATCGCGTGCGCCTGTTTGAAGTGGATTGCACCGCGTTCGACGGTCCAGAGTTATATTTTCATAATCATCCCATTCAGCACAATGCGGAAGAAATAGAAGCGGCGGGCGGGGATGAAACGCGACTCCGTGCTAAATCAATCTGGTGGCAGGGCATTGAATATCGGGCGTGGCCGACTTATGTCGAGGGGCTGGAAATGACCAGCGACGGCAGCGCTCCGACCCCTACATTATCAGTAGGCAATATCGACGGAACCATTACCGCGCTGTGCTTGGCGTACCAGAATCTGGCGCAGGCTACCGTGCGTATTCACACCACGTTCGCACATTATCTTGATGCGCGAAATTTCCCTGATGGCAACGCCGAGGCTGATCCAACACAGGAAAGATTAGAGGTCTGGTACATCGACAGCAAGATTCGTGAAGACGATGAGGCCATTGCGTTTCAGTTGTCATCACCGGCAGATCTACAAGGCATCATGATCCCCACGCGACAGATTCACAGCCTCTGCACCTGGTGCCAGCGTGGGCAGTATCGCGGGGCATCTTGCGGTTACACAGGAACAAACTATTTTGATGTTGACGGTAACCCCGTTGACGATCCTGCGCTGGATGAATGCTCCGGCCTGCTATCGACAGGCTGTAAGCCTCGATGGGGTGAGGATGCGGAATTGCCGTTCGGTGGGTTCCCAGGCTCTGCACTAATAAAGAGGTGATAGTGAAACTCAGCAAATTAATCATTACAGAAATACTCGCTCACGCAGAGCAGGATTACCCGCGTGAGTGCTGCGGCGTTATTGTGCTGAACGGCAGAAAACAGCGTTACGTCAGATGCAGGAATGCAGCCAGTGAGCCGACAGAGCAATTCTCTATGAGTCCAGAGGATTACGCAGATGCCGAGGACACAGGCACAATCATTGCTATCGTTCACAGTCATCCTGATGCTACCACCCAGCCCAGCAATCTCGATCAGGCGCAGTGTGACCTGTCGCAGTTGCCGTGGATTATTGCCAGTTGGCCGGAGGGAGACATTCGCACAATCATGCCGACCGAGGGTGTGAAACCGTTGCTGGAGCGCCCGTTCGTTCACGGCATTTGGGATTGCTACGCCATCGTGCGCGACTGGTATCAGCTAGAGCGTGGCATCACGCTGCCTGATTTTGTGCGCTCAGACGGATGGTGGGATCGGGGCGAAAATCTCTACATGAAACATTACGCCAGTGCGGGATTTACCGCTATCAGTAGTGAGCTACAGCCAGGTGATGTAATCATTATGCAAGTGCGTGCTGATGAACCCAATCACGCAGGGGTTTACGTCGGCAATGGTGAAATGGTGCATCACATGTACAACCAGTTGAGCCAGAAAGTGCCATACGGTGGGTATTGGCTGGACAGAACAATCACACGGTTACGACACGCAGGAGGTGACAATGTCGGCAGCAATTGAGTATCAGCCACTGAAAACTATACGGCTTTACGGTGTTTTGGGCGCTACGTTTGGGCGCGTGCATCACCTGGCGGTTGAAAGCCGTCAGGAAGCAATAAAAGCACTGAGCGTCATCATTCCCGGCTTTGAAAAGTTCTTGCTGACGAGCAAATCACGTGGGCTGACCTATGCCGTATTTGACGGCAAACGGAATCTGTCTAAAGACGAACTCGATTTTAACGTCAGCAAAGAAATCCGCATTGCGCCGGTAGTCATCGGCAGCAAACAAAATGGACTGTTTCAAACCATTCTCGGTGCGACGTTGTTAGCTGTGGCCATATTTGCCCCTTGGGGAACTGCATTTGCGTATTCTAATTTTCTAGGGGCGCTCGGCGGATCAATGATGCTGGGTGGAATAGTTCAGATGCTAACGCCGATGCAGGGCGGAATATCAATGCGCGAATCTCCCGATAATAAACCGAGCTATGCGTTTGGTGGGCCTGTTAACTCCATTGCTCAGGGTAATCCAGTGCCCATCCTCTATGGCCGTCGCAGAATAGGCGGCGCAATCATCTCAGCGGGTATTTACGCAGAAGACCAACAGTAGTAATCATGACTATTAGCGAGGTGTAAAATGGAACAGACAGCAACACTACGTATTCAAACTGACGAAAACGGCAATAAATATATTGCTGGGGCTGTGATTGGAGATGCGACAATTTCCAAATTATATATCAAGCCGGATGATACGGATGAGCAGCGCCGCAATGCGGCGCTGGAGTCACGAGTTGCCATGCTTGAATTACAACTAACACAAAACACAACGCAACTTGATGCAGCAATGTCTCAGGCCGCATCGACTGCCGTTGAGTTACTTAGCCTTAATCAGAGATAAAGACTGCTTCATTAACTCAGCGACAATATTTTTTTCTTTATCCCCTGGTTTATCCCATTTTTCAATTTCTGCAAGGGTTGCCTTTTCTATAGACTCTATTACTTGCTCACCATGAGCAGCCGCAAGCATCCGAACCATATACTCAATGGCTCCAACTCGGATTTGTAAGTTTTCTATTTCGTCAAAATCATCAGTATTCATATTTTTCCTTAATCCGAAGGTAATCAGCCATCTCCTCCGGGGTAAACGCCTGCGCGTATGCGTGGGCGGGCTGATGGGTTCCCTTTAGTGCCGTGCGTAATGTTTTTGGTTTTCACGTTATCCCGATAAACACAGGCTGTATAGCCTGATATTTGATCAGCATTGACCCGCCTGGAGCGGGTTTTTTCGTTTCTGAGGTATCCATGCAATCAGTGATTGAAGGCCGCAAAGGCGGAAGCAGCAACGCGAGAACGCCCGTAGAGTCTCCCGATTCCATCCAGTCAACATCCTATGCAAAAATCCTACTTGCGTTGGGCGAGGGGGAGTTTAAAGGGGGGCTGAATGGTACTCGCATTTTTCTCGATGGGACGCCGATCACCGATGCGAGCGGAAATGCCAATTTCTCTGGCGTGACGTGGGAGTTTCGCGCTGGCACTCCCGATCAGCCATATATCCCAGGATTCCCAGGCGTTGAAAATGAAATAACGGTCAGCACGGAATTAACGAGACAGACCGCATGGGTACGTTCACTGACGAATACCCAGCTATCTGCTGTTCGTATGCGATTCTCGTGGTCAGCGCTGCAACAGCAATATGATAACGGTGATGTAGGCGGCTATCGTGTTGAGTATGCTATTGACGTGGCCACAGACGGTGGCAGCTATCAAGAATTGCTGAAAACCGCTGTAGACGGGAAAACAACAACGAAATACGAGCGTAGCCATCGCGTCGATCTGCCCACGGATAATACTGGCTGGCAAATTCGCGTGCGGCGCATCACGCCAAACTCAGCGAGCAATCGCATAGCTGACAGAATGGTTATTGAAGCGATTACAGAAGTGATCGACGCAAAACTTCGTTATCCAGAAACGGCGCTGCTATTCGTACAGTTTGACGCAAAGCAGTTTCAGAACATCCCCGCTGTTTCATGTGATCCCGATGGCCGAATTATCCGCATTCCATCTAACTATGACCCTGCCGCGCGTAGCTATAGCGGTACATGGGATGGCGTATTCAAATGGGCGTGGACGGATAACCCTGCGTGGATTTACTACGATATCCAGATCAGTGAACGGTTTGGGCTGGGCAATCGCATTAAAGCGGAAAATCTGGCGCTCACAAAATGGGATTTATACAGGATTGCGCAGTATTGCGATCAGCCAGTGCCGGATGGTCGCGGAGGCAGCGGAACGGAGCCGCGTTTCCTGTGTGATGTGTACATTCAATCTCAGGAAGAGGCGTGGACGGTACTCAACGATCTAGCCGCGATTTTCCGTGGCTCGACGTTTTGGGCAAACAATCAGATGAATGTCATTGCTGATATGCCCCGCGATATTGATTACATCGTGACGCGAGCGAACGTTAACGACGGAAAATTCACATACAGCAATGCGAGTGAGAAAACGCATTACAGCACAGCGATGGTGTCGTGGTCTGACCCCGCAAATAATTATCAGGATGCTATCGAATCGGTTTCAGATAACAAACTGGTTATGCGCTACGGCATCAAACAGGCTGACGTGACAGCGATTGGCTGCGTTCGTCAGACTGAGGCTATCCGGCGCGGTAAATGGATTCTGCACACGAATGACGCTGATCGAGCAATTTCGTACACAATGGGGTTAGATGGCGATATTCCTGTTCCAGGCTCTATCGTTGGTGTAGCTGATGCGCTGTTAGCTGGTCGCCCGCTTGGTGGGCGAATTAGCGCTGTTGATGGTCGTAACGTTACACTCGATCGCGTGTCGTCTGCGGCGATTGGCGAGCGTCTGATTATTAATCTGCCAAGCGGGAAAGCGCAGGGGCGCACGATTGAGTCCGTTAACGATAAAATCGTTACTGTCACGACTGAATACAGCGAAGCGCCGATCCCTGAGTCTGTGTGGGCTGTCGATGCCACTGATTTAGCACTGCAACTATATCGTGTTATCGGGGTTGCAGAAGGTGACGATGGGGTTTCATTCGATATCACCGGCATCCAGTATGACCCTGCTAAATGGACCAAGATCGACACTGGCGCACGTATAGAGTCACGCCCAATCAGCGTCATCCCGCCATCTGTTCAGCCTGCGCCAGCGAACGTTGCGATCAGCAACTATAACGCTGTCGAGCAGGGCATAAACATTACGACGCTTCGTGTGACTTGGGACAGAGCAGATAGCGCGATCGCGTATGAGGCGCAGTGGCGGCGTGATAACGGCAACTGGATTAATGCCCCACGTACATCAGCGTTAGGTTTTGAAGTGTCAGGCATTTATGCCGGGCAGTATCAGGCGCGTGTCCGTGCGATTAATGTGTCTGAAATTTCAAGCATGTGGGCAAACGCGCAAGAAACCACGCTGAATGGCAAAGAGGGTAACCCTCCGGCGCTGGCATCATTCGCGACAACACCGCTTGTTTTCGGTATCCAACTCGACTGGGCGTTTCCTGCTGACACGGCAGACACACTAAAAACGGAGATTCAGTATTCACCGACGAGTGACGGTCAGAATGCTTTGTTGCTCGCAGATGTCGCGTATCCCACTCGCTCATATCAGCAGATGGGATTGAGTATTGGTCAGGAGTTTTTCTATCAAGCCCGTATTGTTGATAAATCCGGTAATCAGGGGCCGTGGACGGACTGGATACGCGGTGAATCAAGTACCGATGTTAGTGATATCACTGATGTTATCGTTAAAGAAGTGACGGATACTGATGCGTGGAAATCACTGATCGGTGATATCGAAAACAATTCCCAGCAGATTGCAGAGCAGGCAGACCAAATTGCTGACGGTATGCGTGACAGTATTGAACAGGCCAAAGCGATTATTCGCAACTCTCTCGCTAACGATTCTGAAACGCGGCGATGGCGTGCGCAGAACGGCGCGCGGACGGCAGAAATAACCGAAACTCGCGCTGTTATTGCAAACGAAGTTGAGGCCAGAACGATTGCGATGCTGGAAATGCAGTCGAGCATTGGCACAACGAACAGCAATTTGAATGCACTACAGCAGACAGTCACGACGCTGGAGCAGACAACAGCGCAGGACATCGCCAGTCTTAACAGCAAAATGACAGAGGCAGAGTCAGGGATAGAGGGCAACTCAGCAGCGATTGACGGTATTGAAACGAAAGTAACCCAGCAGGGGGACACACTGACATCACAGGGCTCGCAGATTACGCAAATGACTGCGGCGATAAATGGCGTCAGCGGTGTTGCTAATGATGCCCAGTCAAAATCTAATGCGAACGCAACCGCGTTACAACAGACAAACGTTACAGTTGCGCAGCACGGCAATATGCTGACGGCTCAGGCTACGCAGATTAGCCAAATGACAATAACCGTTAATGGTGTGTCTGCGGAAATTAGCGACGTGAGCAGTGTTGTTAATGGAATGGATGCGAAAATGTCAGCGTATCGCTCAATTAAAGTTGCGGTCGATGCTAACGGGCGGCAGTACATTGCTGGAATTGGGTTGGATGTTTCAAATTCTCAAGATGGGATGCAGGCAAATATTATTATGTTGGCTGATCGTTTTACGATGATGACTACAGCGGGCGGAGTGCCGACACCGGTATTTACTACTCAGGGAACGCAGGTGATTTTGCGAGATGCTGTAATCGGCGAGGCGTCTATTGGTGGAATAAAAATAAAAGATAATTCATTAGATTTTGCGAAAATAACTGACTCGCTGCAATCTGATAATTATCAGCAGGGTTTACAGGGGTGGAAAATACCCAAAAATGGCAATGCTGAATTTAACAATATAACAGTAAGAGGTAAGGGGTATTTCACGGATGGTGAGTTTAGAGGTACGGTCTACGTAGAAGATCTAGAGGGAGATATTGTTAAGCCGATTGTTCATAATATCGGCACAACCACAATAATTCAGGCAGTTCCATTTGAGAGGACGATATTTTCATCTCCTGTCGTTTTGATTTGGAATACTGGCTCCGGCAACGTTTGGGTCAACTTTAATGATCAAAATGTAATGAATGCATATGCAAACCCATGGAACAATAACAAAATCGCGCAGGGCATTATTCCAGCTAATACTGAATTGAAAATAACGAGCGGGAGAGGTGGAGACGGAACTCCCGCGACGTTGGTTTTCACCATCATGAAGTCATAATTATACAAAAACCGCTTCGGCGGTTTTTTACGTTTGGAGAGAATATGTCTTGGTATAAAACAGGTTCTATTGCTGCGACAAATGGCAGCAGAATTATTACAGGGGCAGGAACGCAATTCACAAACCCATTAAACAGCGTGTCGGCTGGCCGGATGTTGCTGTTACCTGGCTCAGGGACTGTGCAGATTTATGAAATTGAATCTGTACAGTCTGACACCCAATTAACGCTCGTATCTGCATTTACAGGGACTGCGGGCAGCGGGAAATCATACGCAATCCCCACATCACCAACCGTGTCTATTGAGCAGTTTGCGCATGAGTTCGCATCAACGCTAGCGTACTATCAGCAGCAGTTACAGGGATGGCAGTCAATACTGACAGGAACGGGAAACATTACCCTGACAACGCCTGATGGCCAGTCTGTAACAGTTCGTAGCCAAGCCGAGTGGGATCGGTTGCTTAATACAAAAATGGGTGCTGGTCAGTTTGGGTGGGGAGGCAATGCAAAAACAGTCACGGGTAATTTGGGTGATTATTTCGGCACAAACGGAGCACCATCTGGACTGTATCAATGTGACTCATCCCAAGTTACAGGCCTGCCCGATGGATTTGGTCCTAGCATTTTAGAATGGCATTATCCGTCTGTCGGGTATGGGATACTTTACGCTGCGGATGTAACATCACGAGGAAAGTATTCCGTCCAATTGTTAAGAGGCGGCGAATGGCAGGGATGGGACACGGATTGGAATAGTCACAATCTATCACCAGCTACAACTAATACGAATCAAACAATAAATGCCGTGAAAAACTTCCAAGCAGAGTGGGCATCGTTAGTAATCAGTCCAGAAACTGTTGGAGGGGCGAGCTACATTCAAGGGAACGATTTTAACGGCGCAGGGCGCTTCATTCTTGGCGCTCTAGATCCCAACTCTAACGTAATATCACTAAGAAATCTGAATGGATCTGCATCGGTGAATGTATTACCGAATAGAACCATCGATCTGTTTTGTGATGTGATAAACACGACGGGTGCAAAAGGATTTGTGCGCAATGCGCAAGGAAGTCCAGGCTTTAGTGGGATCGGAGACATACAGCAAAGCTGGCGTCGTGAGCAACGCATGGGTTCAGTGCTAGATACATCTAATAGCAGATGGCGCTCATTTATTAATGTGCTGCATCGTGGCGGCAACGACAATCAAGAAGTCAGCGGAGGCGATTCCGGTGATTGGGGTTTTGTGTTTGTTGATGACAACATGACAAGCACCGCTCACAATTTTCGTATTGTCAAACTGCGGGCTGGTGTGTTTGGTCCGGGGGTGGACTTATACCACACGGGAAACGCAACAGCAGATGCGAACGGATACCTTAAGGTGGCGTCGCCAATAGTGAAGCTCTTTGCAGATGGCTCGTCAGAGCTGAACGCAGAATCCGAGGGCATTGTAACTACACGACTGTCTGAAGGGGTTTATCACATCACTGGCTGTCTTGGGTTAAATGCTGATCGTGCGTGGGGCGGCGAAGATGGTGGAATTACAAACCCTCGATGTCGTAATGGTTACGAGCGGATCTGGAATGACTACGACGTGCAAGAGGATGGCTCACTCATAATACGAACATATCATCGTGTTCACAGTG